CGGAGACTCTATTAAAAAGGACAATAGAATAGATAATGTGGAAAGTCGTAGTGTGTCCAGTGAATTAGATGTAAATCGTTTTACTAATGATACAGAAGATGACGCGATTGGTGAAGATGATATTACGGATGATGCTAATAAATTATCACCTACTAATACTAATACTAATACTAATAGTGGAGATGACGATGTGGGTAAAGTAATAATTAAGGAGATAGACGGAGAAAAAAGAATATTTCTTGGGGACAAGGAGATCTTGAATAAAGTAGATTATTTGAAAAACGCATCTATCTACACAGATGCTCCTGAAATAGATGCTACAATGGCAAGTAAGAAAGGGTATATAATGGAGATGATAAATACTTCATTGGGTAATCCAAAATTGATTGCAATTGATGTGACTAACGGAATGATTTATAAAGTTATAACTGCATCGGTTAAAAAAGCAGTTCCGATGGATGTATACTCGTCTGATAGTGATAGTGACAGTGATATACCGCCTCCTCCCCCCTCTCCACCAATATCTGGAGATGAAACGTAATGAGGCAAACGAATACGAGAATAACTATTTGTATAGCTATAGTATATAGATATACAAATGGGATCGGGATCTATGATAAATGTACCAATATTTTTAGCAAGTCTAATGATAGGATTAATTTATATGTATTTTGTAGCACCTGCATCGAAGGAAATAACTGTATATCCTACAAATGATAACAAAGAGTTATTTCAGTTTAGAGATAACATACAAAATTGCTTCCAACTGCAACAGTCGATAATTGAATGTAGTAATGATGTCGAGGAAATTCCAGTACAAGTATAGGATAAATCTTCAAAGGTGTAATTAAACTATTTGTATAGCTATAGTATATAGTTATACAAATGGAACTGAAGCGTTTTTTTAATACAGAAGCAGGCAAAGCGATAATGTCATTCTTATTGGGATTAGGGTTAGCAACATTATTTAAGAAAACGTGTGACGGTGTCAATTGTTTAGTATTTAAACCCCCAAGTTTAGAAGATATAAAAACGAAAAAATATAAATACGGGGATAAATGTTTTCAATACGAAATGCAATCTATTGACTGTGACAATAAAAAAACGACTGTTGATTTTGCGTAAATATCTACATCAAGGAATGTTAGTAGTATATTAGATATGAGCGATACCACTAATTTAGCTGATTTACCAAGTGATCCTCAAGCAGGAGGTGGTTCCGAAAACATTGTACTGCAGACAAATGAACGAGCCGCGCAGTATAATCCTGTGGTTGAAGAGTCAGCAATTCAACCTGTAAAAGCGGATGAGCAAAAAATAATGAACGAATTTGTTTCTGGTATACAACAAGCGAGTGCTAGTGGGGCAATGAGTCTTCCTTCTAGAGATGTTCCTCAAAACACCGTTCATTTCTCTGATGAAGAGGTCAAGCCCAATTTTGTTCCACAAACCGAACAGCAATCTGATTATATTCAAAATACGGATACGGAGCAGGATATATTGTCTAGACGAATGAATAACCAAAATTCCAAGGATTCGTTGGAAATTTTATATGATGAATTTCAAATACCGATAATTATAGGACTATTATATTTTATATTTCAATTACCTGTTGTGAGAGGCAAATTTTTATCTATGCTCCCGTCACTATATAATGGTGATGGAAATCCTAATTTGACAGGATATATTTTAAACAGTTTATTTTTTGGTGTTTCTTATTATGTTATTTCAAAATCATTGCATCATTTGCAACAAGTATGAGAATAGTAAAGAGATAAAAAATTGAAATAGTATTATGCTAATTGTAGTGTGCATAATACTATTAGATAGATAGACTGATACAACTATGTTGATTGATACACACGGTTTTACAATGATTCGTGAAGCAATGCCCGTAATTGAAGAACTAGGTTTAGTTGATTTTGTCAAGAATTTTGATGACAATACCAATGGTTTTAGTTGGTCAACTGTACCTGAAGTGGAGGTTATTGGAAATGCGTTGGAGTTTCAAGGACATTCTGGGTTTTCATTTGCATTCGTAATGAGAAATTGTCAATACTATTTTAACAATGTTGACGAATGGACAAAAGAAGTAGAGAGACACTCTGTTACAACTCCATCAATTGTTTTGCAAGAAATCGATGAAGATTTTATCACTCGGCGGAATATCCGTCGTCGATTGAACAATGAAAACAATGAAAACAATGAAAACAACGAGAACAATGAAAACAGCGAAAACAACGAGAACACTCAAGAAGTGGAATTGTAAACATCATCTATCGAATATCAACCTTCATATGTCAACAACGCATTAGATTTTATTCATATTGGAAATACTAGATATTGATCTAAAATAATCGACAAGAGGGTCATTCTTATAGTCATTTATGTAAAAAATGTTTTTTATTCCCGAGGCACATAGTATTTTCATACAATTGACACACGGATAGTGTGTGATGTATGCGTCACAATCATTGCTACTAACTCCTCTTTTAGCACAATCAGTAATTGCATTTTGTTCTGCGTGTACGGTTGCTTGTTCATGATCGTCTATAACTTTCGATTCGTGTGGAGCACCTGGCAAGAATCCATTGTATCCCTGAGATATTATCCGATTGTCTTTTACAAGTATACACCCGACTTTAAGACGGTGACAAGGCGATCTAGTAGCGGTACACTGTGCTATTTTTTTAAAATACTCTTGCCAGGACGGTCTATCCATTTTACAATGTGTAAATATATTAGAAAAGAAATATTTACACAAATAAATGGCAATTGCTACTTTCATAAATTCATTAATAGATAATATTGATGAGAACAATTTACCCAATGAAATAGACTTAGTATTAGACGGAGGAGCATTTAATGGAATATACATGTTAGGTGGGTTATTTTATCTAAAGGAATTGGAGCGTAGAGGGAAACTTAAAATAAAACGAATATCTGGTTGTAGTGTTGGTGCGATACTAGGAGTATGTTTTTTACTAGATAAATTGGATATTGCTCTTGATATATGTAATAAATGTTATGCAGTGTTGCGAAAAAAAAGAGAACTAAAATATATTGTAAGTGAATTTACTTTGCAGTCCATACTAGCCAATGAGAGTGTAGAAAAAGTAAATAATAAACTTTATGTCACCTATTTTGATGCATTTAAAGGTAAACAATTATTGAAGAAGTCTTTTAAAAATAAAGAACAGTTAATAAAATGCATAATGAAAACAGTACATATTCCATACTTGTCTGATGGAAATATGACATATAAAGACGGATGTATAGATGGAGCATTCCCATATATGTTTAAAAAAAGGAGTAAAGACAGAAAGACAATTTTTTTAAACCTTCAGAGTTTTGATAAAATAAAGAAAATGCTGTGCATAAAAAACGAAAAGAATGTTTATCCGAGGATATTTGAAGGCTTGCAAGATATGCACAAATTTATAGAGACACAGCAACCCAATAATATGTGCAGTTATGTAGACAACTGGGGATTGCGGGATATATTATTATTCAGATTAAGAGAAATAATATATACGATGATTATTTATATTTTTGGAATAGGGCTGCATATAGAAGATGTGATTCCCGATAGATGGAAGCAAGAAAAAATAGTAAAGCGGTATACCGACATATTCAAACATCTATGGACAGACCTCTTAATTTATTTTACCATATAACATACTTATCACAATGGCGAATACGATGAATACGATGAATACGTTGAATGAGTAAATTGACAATGTTCAACTTGCCAAAGGTGTATATGTCTAGTGTAGCGATTTGTATAATTTTTTATAAGATATTATATCATTCATTCTTATGATATTAGATAATTTAGTGCACAGTTCTTGTTTTTCAATAGGTGTATAGTTACTTCCACATATTTTTCCCACAATATTATTAGGATCAAGTGTTTCACATATTAAATTATGTACCAGCATTTTATCATGCTTATCTAAAAGTATATTATATAATACTTCTCCATCGTATGGAATAAATTTCACATCATCGCATATAGAAACTAAATCGCGCGCCTTCCTCATTTTTTTTTTATAGAAAACACGATGTTCTTTACTAATGTGTGTTGTTTGTGATGGAATATTTTTACCTAATGCACCTGCTTCAATACAAACAAGTTGTTTTTGTAAAGGTCTGGATTTTGTAATTGCAACAATTGGCATATTACGAATACTGTGTATATGTGAATTTAATTCTTCTATTTTAATATCACCTTGATCACACGTAACGAATGTTCCTTTAGGAAAGCATATAGGTGTTAAAAATACAAAATGGTTATCACTTGTTTCATTAAGATCATCCAACCCGACCGTTTCTACTGTGTCACCATTCGGATTTTTACTAATAAAATCATCTGCGGTAATTAGATAAAATGTATCATCTTGAAAATTACCGGTGATTTCTAAAGTAAGAGTTTCTCCCGTCTTAAGTGTAGGATCATTAATTATTTTACTCCACCCATATGTGTCATCATATATACTATATACAATGTGATTAAGTGGGTTGTTGTCCGCGTTGTAAGTATAAGTTTCACTATTATTGACGTCACTGCCACTAATCGACCAATTTTGAACAGATATGTCTAAAGGCACTGTAATATCTGTTTTTAGATAAAAAATCTCTGCAGAATCTGCATCATCTAGAACACGTCTAACATATATATTTGATGCATCCTCTGCAGCTTCAGATTTGTTTTTCGTTACTTCAACGATTCTTCGATAATCTGCTCCATTGTATCCATTGCTAGAAATATCACCATCATTTTTAACAATAAATGTCAATATACCCGAATAATAATTCGTATTTGGTTGCACTACAAAATTAGCCGCCATAGTTATTAATATTATGTGATATAAAAATCGAAGGAGGGTTGGGAAATGTGTTACACCCTTGAAGATTTACACATTCTAGTAACAATATATGTAATAGAAACTTTACAGGAAAATATCAACGAGTCTTCCAAGATTTTTTCTAGTTTTCGTTTTGGCTTTTGTGTTGGCTTTCGGTTTGGATTTCGTTTTGGACTGACTCAGTGATTTCGCGTTTTTTCTCATAGATTTCACCTTACTATTTCGTCGTTCTTGCTTATCCATATACACTTCAAATGGAACATATCGTAAGAACCACGATTCATATTCGAGTGTATTCCGCTTTCCCTTTAGTTCTTTATATTTTTCGGATTTTTCGTTTCGCATATCCTCTAGTGTTTGTTGTGTTCCATAACAGGTTATACTAAAACGCTTTAAGAGTCCTTTTTGTTGAAGTCTGTTTTTTTGCTGCACATCAAATAAATATTGTGCCATACATAAAATGCGATTTTCGTCATAATACTCGCGGTTACTATAATAGAATGCGAAATAGAAGCTCAACATTGTATCTATTGTGGCAACGCGAACTGATTTATTGCCTTTTTTGACAATATTGTAACTATGACATGCCAATGGTTTATATATAAACGCCACAGTTTCTTCTATGTTATCAATTTTCACCTTTATTTCATAATGAGGTGCGACAAGTTCACCAATACCGTCGTGTTTTATCATTTTAATACCCTTGTAATCGAAATCTTCTAACCTCTCTTTCAACATAACAGCAGCTTGTTCTGGTTGTTCTGCTAATACATCAAAATCAGGTGTTTTTTGAAAAAGTTTTTTTTGTTTACTAGGCATATATGTAGAATATAGGAAACTAGCATACCCGCCAAAAAAAATCACACCTTGGTCAACAAAGGAATCTCTTACTGCATAATACAATTGCTCTTCGTGTTTAGAATCGGACAATTCGAATTCGCGCTGAAATAACTTAGGGTCACAGTGTTTCCCTTTGAGAGGGTAATTTTTATTTAATAAAATAAGTCGCTTGAGTACTTTTTCCCACCGACTAATATCTCCAGCTGGTCTGGATAATTCTAGATACATGTTCATTCGCAAAAAATTAGGAGGACAATACATGATTCCATAAACACGGATGCCATCTTTCTGAACACGTTTAAAAAGCGATTTGTCCAGATAAGTAATGTCCGCAACGGGAAGAAAATTGACATATACTTTGTAGGTGCCGTGATGAACACCTGATTTTGCCTCTACTTCTTGAAAACCTTCTTTAAAATAAATATCAGCCAGTTCTTTTGCGTCGTCAAGTGCATTAGGAGAATAAAAATCATAGTCGGGTAGTTCAATGTCTTTATCGTAAAACTGGTCTTCTAGTGGTAGAATATTATTGATGGCAGTTCCTCCATAACAGACTAATTTCTTTTTCTTGAGAAAATCTTCTAAAATAGATATGATTCGTTTAACATCAGGATCACTAACTACCTTTCGCCCCTTTTTTTTCTCCGCAATATCAATGGCATTTCTTAAGATTTCAACTTCTTTTTCTGGTAATGTCAATTTTTGATTGCACGACATTATGTTATATATATATTAGCGTGAGAGAAAGTATTATACATCTTTGAATATTTGAATATTTGAATCTTCAAAGATGTATATTGGAAGTATTTGCAATTTACAAATGTTAGACGATTTATATACTAAACGAGTAGTAATCCGTAGAGGTGGTTCGTTTGGCAAACGAATTCGCCGGATTTTGTTTAGTGGGTTCTTTGATAGTAATAGGTTCAAATCTGAGATTCTCTGGCTTTAGTACAAACGCGTGCCCAACCTTGTCAAAAAATAAATCATAGTATTCCATGTTGGAATCAAAATTTTGGAAGCACATACCAACCCACTGACACCCATATTTGAAATTAAGTGCAGCAGATAGATTATTATCGTGTGGGCTTAAATCTGGCATACTTAGTGTCATGTGTTTTTTATTGTATTCGATGAGTTCTTGGCTATCCGGGGTGTACTTAATGTTATAATCCCTAGAAGCGCGTAAGAACATGGAGTTGGATGCAATATTTACATATTCGTCTAATGGTGTTGATGTGAAAAGGGGATTGGAACGGTCCACAGAAATGATTGTTTTCCCTTGGAATTCTTTCAGAGGAACCGTTCCTAAATTATTACCGTAGTATTCATAGCTATATATTTTTTCTAGTAACCTACTACCAACACTGTTGTAAAGTATGTCGGCCATTTTTTTATAGATTTTGTCATTGTTGCTACTTATTCTAAAGTGAAGAACAATTGGATCATTGGGATTAGGGCACGAACCACCACTAAACGCGTAATTATTTACAATATTCATCGCACTCGCAAAGGTTACATAGTTATATGTTTCTTTTACATGATAATTATCAATAGATGATGTTGCAATTACTGGTTCGTCATTGACTGAATATATTTCAAAATCCAGTACTCTAGCACCTTGAGAAATACATGTTTTCAATGCACACTCGTTTACATAATCATTTTTAAATTGACCAGAACAACAACAATTGTAAGCGGTTTTCACATAGTAGTCGCGTAATTTGTATGAATAAGCATTATCGTTAAAATTAACAGACGACAATTTTGGGAAGGATGTGTAAATCTTCTTTAACTTTTCACAATTTGCATTGTTCAACCTGATTTTATTCATAGTATATGCGAATAGCCCAAATACTAAAATTGCCATGACCGCATAAGATATATATTTAAGAGTTGTTGCTTTGTTTTGTTCTAAAATCAATTTTGAATACATCTTTGAATACAATTTTGTAGCGTTTTCCATTATACTTATATTACCTATTGAAAAAATATTTTACAATCTACTTGATTACAAATTACTAAACTACATATTCAAAAGTTAAATACACCAAATATCTATTTACGAAATAAAAAGTTAAATAATATTTATTGTATGATAAATATATATGCCTGGAGGATTATTAAATATAGTAGCATTTGGAAATCAAAATGTATATTTAAATGGAAATCCCTCGAAAACATTTTTCAAAACTACATATAAAAAATATACTAACTTTGGTCTTCAGAAGTTTCGCCTTGATTTTGACGGGCAACGCAGTTTGCGAATGACAGAGTCGTCTAAATTTACTTTTAGGATGAAACGATACGCAGAATTATTAATGGACACATATTTAGTGGTTCAACTACCCACTATATGGAGTCCTATTTATCCCCCACAGGACGCATCTGCTAATTGGGCACCATATGATTTTAAATGGATTGATAATTTGGGTACTCAAATGATCGAAGAAGTAGAGATCAATATTGGTGGACAGACAATAAATAGATATACAGCTGGATATTTATTAGCAATGGTTGAGCGAGATTTTAGCGCCGAGAAAAAAGACCTATATGATAAAATGACTGGAAATGTAAACGAGTTAAACGATCCTGCAAATGCCAATGGTAGAGTGAATGCATATCCGAGTGCATATTACACGGATAGCACTCTTGGACCTGAACCCTCAATACGTGCCAGAAAACTGTATATTCCTATTAATTTTTGGTTTACATTGGCTGCAAAAATGGCATTTCCGCTAGTGGCCTTACAATATAATGAATTGGAAATAAATATCACACTGCGACCCATAAACGAATTGTTTGTGATAAGAGATATTACCGACACTGTAAACGAGTATCCTTATATTCAAGCCAATCAGAATGAATCTTTACAGCAATTTTACAGGTTTTTACAACCTCCTCCTGACATTTCGCTAAATTATACGGACAAACGTACAAACTGGAATGCAGATGTTCATTTAGTATCTACTTATGGATTTTTAACTGACGAGGAATCGAAAGTATTTGCTATGAAAGAGCAAAAATATCTATTCAAGTCTATATATGAATGGAAATATTTCAATGTTACGGGGAATCATCGTGTGAAATTGGACAGTACAATGGGGATGGTTTCATCATGGATGTGGTATTTCCAAAGAAGTGATGCCAATTTAAGGAATCAGTGGAGTAATTATACCAATTGGCCATACAGTGGCGTTATTCCACAGCAAGTAGATTATGCCGACCCAAGTGGTGAATGGAATGTACCGAGTAGTCCCCTTGTAATTGGCCCTGGTTATAATCCACTAGATGGAACCCATACTGGTATAACAACAACTGGTATCTATAATGTACAAAACGAAAAGGATATATTAATGAGATTGGGCATTTTATTAGATGGTAAATATCGCGAAAATGTGCATGATGCAGGTGTATATAATTATGTTGAAAAATATGTAAGGACTTCAGGAAATGCACCAAACGGTCTTTATAACTATAGCTTTGCTATACACAACGACCCGTTTGATTTTCAGCCGTCTGGGGCAATGAATTTGAGTAAGTTCAATGATATTCAATTTGAGTTTCAGACATTCGTACCGCCATTGGATGAGTCTGCACAATTTTATACAATATGTGATCCAAGTTCTGGTGATATCATTGGTGTGAATAAACCAACATGGAGAATTTACAATTACAATTACAATTTGACTATACACGAAGAGAGATATAATGTATTAACATTTGTTGGTGGAAATTGTGGTGTCATGTATGCTAGGTAATAAGTAATCTGTTTTACACTAAATATTAGCAATGAATATTTGGTGTAAAATATATGCACATTTGAATAGGTGTATGTAGTATTTTCTCTCTATTGAACACATTATCGTAGCTGACTGTTTCCAGTGCCAGACATTCCTGTTTTTCTGAGAGATGTATATTTTGTTTCTCTTCCCCTAGATACTTCGCTTGAAAAAGCGGGTGTCTTAGTATCTGTTAGTGGGCAATTTAGACCCTTGTATGGATCGGCTGTCCACGCATTGTTGGCTGAATATACTCCACAGTCTGAAAACATACCAGTGGCCGTTTTACGACAATCGTATTTCACAATGAATTGGTGCTTATTTGGATATTCGAATTCTTTTGTTGGGAGTGGATAGTCTTCCTGCAATGCGTCTGGGAAGTTTCCCATTTCATCGTCAGCCATATTTTGTTGATACGGTTCGGGATTAGACGGTTGTAATTTATTTATTATATTATTGTTATAACCATTGCTAACAGTAAGTAATTTGGTAGCATTTAATAGTTCAGAATCTACTTTTCCTATAGGTGCTGATCCAGGAGATTGAATAATTTTATTAATATCTAATGGGGTAAATTGTTCTTTTACGTCCGAACTAAAATACAAATATTTTTGAAAGAGATATTGTTTATAAATCAAATATATAAATATTCCTATTACAAATAAGATAAAGAAGTAATTTTGCATTTATTAATATATAATCTGTATATATTAATATTATTTACACTCTTGAACAAAATATTTATATATACCGATAATGTATATGGATAAGTCGGCGAATCGATTGAAAGAACTGGTGAACAATGGTGACATTGATGGTATGAGAAAAGCACTAAATACCAACAATATTAATGAAGACGAGCTACAACAAATTATATCAAATACAGAAAAAAAATTACAGCTAAATTTTATGGATATGAGTGGTAAAATATCAGACGAAACTTACAGAAAAATGATTACTCTATTGGAGAATCATAAGCGTATTCGTGCATTGCGAGAAACCAAGCTGAACGATGACGTTATAGGATTGATTGGTTCATATCTAGGTGGAAAAAACAAACGTACAAAAAAACACACAACCACAAAAAACACACAGAAACATTCGAAAAGAAACACAAGAAACACAAGAAACACGCGGAAACATTCGAAAAGAAACAAAAAAAAAACTAGAACACCGAAGAAACGTATCGTTGTGAGACGCAAAAAATAGACATTACATTACACGGTTAAATGTGTAATGTAAATGTAAATGATACTTCTTATTGTTTCCCCAGCTTCTTTTTACTATGTTTTCGCTGTTTGTTTTTTTTATTATTTTTATTTTGTTTAGTCTGCGCCATTTTAAATTTTCCATATTTTGTTGTTTTTTTGCGAGATTTCTTACATTTTTTCTTATTCAGGTTGGATTTGTTATGTAATTTATGATTACTTCCACCCATACTATTTAATGTGTTTGGTTTCAATTTAGTAGCCCATTTATATATTTTATTGAACATGAAGTTACAGTCTTGTTGTTGTCCATTGAAAAAATAATGCTCTACCATTAGTTTGTAATTAGAATAATCGGCTAACTCACAAAAGATCATTCGCAACGAATCCTTTCGTTCCGTTCCTAATATAGGTAATCCATCAATTCGGGTTGTGTTGAAATAATCGCTGAAAATATTCCATTTACAATAAGCATAAAAATGCGCCGCCATAAGCATTTTACTAAATATGGAAATAAGTAGTAGAGGTGATGTATCGCCATGTTTTGATAATACACGGTAGTAATTATTACACCAATCTGCGTCCCAGTCAATTAATTTCACATTAGGTAGTCTTCCATCTGAATATGTATTCACCACACAATTCATTGGTTTTATATCGAAACAAATTACCCTTAGACTATCTATAGTGAGGGATTTATCCAACATAGTAACTATTTGGTCAGCAATACTAATATCATCTACCGATAATGCGGCCTTTTGTTTATCATGATACCCTTTATAGTTTTTATTGTTATAATATGTAGATAGATCACAATCATACCCTTCACTCACCATAGCAGGATACAACTCGTAAACTCCACTACCGGGTCTGGTTTCTTTCTTGATATATCCGTAGAAATATATCTTAGGTGCAATGTTATTTCTAGCGGCATTAATCCAATTACTCCTCGTTTGATATAATTCTTCAATAAGTGTGGCGTCATCTTGAGAACTATTTTGTAAAGATGATACTCGAACCATATTTTTAGAAACAGTAAACAGCGAGTGTATCGCAATTCTAACCGATATTTTTGAGTTATCTTTCAGAATAAATGTATAGACTGTATTATTTGTACCAGAAGCCTCTGTATGTGACACAATATTCAAAATACTAGATATCAATTCTACACTTGTTGGTATGTTTGATATAGGCGTATTATGATCAAGTTCTACTATTTTTTCTTTATCTAAAATCTGCATATATACATATATATACAGATTTAAATCTGGGACTCTGAGAATCTGGTTTCTGTTATTGTGAGTAAGATTTTTTTCGCTTCGATTTCCTAGTGTTTTTTTTGCGCATAGACCGCTTATTGTGTGAGTTCTTCTTTACAGTATAGGTTTTCTTCGAAACTAATTTACTTTTATACCTTGATTTACAATGTTCATATAATTTCTTGTCTGTAATGTATTTTTCGATACCAGGAGTTGTCATGTTCTGGATGTTGTTGAGTGATGAATAATACACATCGAGTTCTTCTCTAACACGATTCCCAGCATATGCTTTGTAAGATTCGGGAACTAAATGCTTGGGTAGAAAAGTAATTCTGCCCATTACAAGTTTTTTTAACCCTTCAAAATCTTGTTCCTTCGTGTTATTCTTAATAAATTCTCTAATATTGTCATTCGTTATGCTATTTTTCTTGAAATACTCTTTTACTGGTTGAGGGAAATTATAATTGGATTGATTTAGTAAATCACGAAGTTGAATACTATTACGAACATATATATCACTCTGTTTTGTTCCAATTAATTCTTCAGAATATATATCATAGCATATTGTATTACATTTGAACAGTAACTCTAGTGCATTTGTCCATTCTGCTCTAACACGACGAATCAGTGTTTCGATGCTATTGGCTATGTAAACGCGGGGCAATTGTGACTTTTTAAAATAATTGGTTATCGATTTTACGGTTTCGATGTGAGACTTTTCTTTCTTTCCAAGCGTAATTTCAGTATTATTTACAATAAATTTAACCGGTTTTGGTATATCATATTCATTGTTTATGAATGTTACTAAATTATTCAACATGTGTATTCTGTCTTCTTCTTCAATACAACGTACCCACGGCTTATTGTAATATTTATTTGTAGGAACGAAATGATAATCAACTGGGGATTCATCTTTAGATGATATATATGTAGCTATGTTATACGCCAATGTACCGACTGCTCTAGTTGGAGGAGAAAAAACACCACCATCCCATATATATTTGGTTTTGTTTACCACCATTGATACTTTATATTACAACAACACAATATAATTGTAGACTTTGTAGATTATTTATATGTATAAAATATATAGAATGGGAAATAAAGATGATAAAGATGATAAAAATGATAAAAATGAAAATAAAGTAAAGAATGATTGGAAAGGTTTTATCACATCTTTGATAACATCTCTAATAACAGTTTTATTGATTGGATTGTTGGGAGCAAATTTTGTATATTTAACAAGAATAAATACAAATTTGTTTTTCCCAACAGACTCCGAACAACGTCCTTATACCGATAAAACAAAAACGGGTACACCATTGCCACCATTGTTTAAAGCACGTGGAGATATAATGACAGGTGGATCATCTGGTAACGGATGTGGTATGCCAATTGATATTACTAATAGTAAATTGCTTGAAAATAAGTATTTCAAAGGAACATTTGATTATGGATTTCCATATAATATGGAAAATGGAGAAGATACATTTGGTGGAGTTATAACTAGTTGGTTTTCCAATAAGGTAAAATATTCATATATATGGTTGAGAATGGTAGAGAAAAGTATAGTCACCTTTTTCGAATCATTATGTGCAATGTCACCCGATTCTGCTAGAGATATTATCCCGTTTATTTTAGGACCATTCATTATTGGAATAGTATTAGCTATCACATCACTCTGGTTCATACCAGCTATGGTAAGTGTTTTCTGGAATGAAAATGCGAATAGCAAATTCGGAATATGGATATCAATAATCGGACTATTCTTTGGATGGACATGGAGCGTTCCTATACTCACTAGTTTCGTTCAGATTTTTACATCGATGTTTAAATTTATACTTTTACCAGTATTGATGAATTCGAGTGATATTCTTAATATAATGGGTAAATCTTTTAACGCTTGGTGGTTGAAATTAATATTCTTTATACTAGTTACTAGTGCTGCATTTAGTAAATTAGATTTGTATATCGCATTAATAATGATGATCGTATTTTTACCGAATGTAATACCTCCTGGAATGAATCCATTGGCAAAATCAAAGACCTCATAAATAATAATAATTATTATTATAATTATCATATAAACATAATCAGAATTGTATATTATAATTGGTATGGGTAAAAATAATAAAAAAAACAACAAGAAAAATAAAAAAAACAATACTAATGCTGCGAATAGTAACAATGGCGATGATGAAATAAATAGACGATTTCCATTTGTTAGTGTATGTACTCCAACATACAATAGAAGACCGTTCATATCTGGTATGTTAAGATGTTTCAATCATCAAATATATCCCAGAAATCGAATGGAATGGATCATTATAGATGATGGCACGGACAAAATAGAAGATCTAGTAAAAGACCATCCCAGTGTAAAATATTTTAGCTATGATAATAAAATGACACTTGGGCGAAAGAGAAATTTGATGCACGAAAAAAGTAAAGGCGATATATTGGTTTATATGGATGATGATGACTATTATCCACCAGAGCGCGTAAGTCACGCAGTTGATAAATTAAAGGCCGATAATGAAGTACTGTGTGCGGGTTCAAGTGAATTATGTATATATTTTAAACACATTAATAAAATGTACCAATTTGGACCATATGGTAAAAATCACGCCACTGCAGGAACATTTGCATTCAAACGAAAACTATTAGAAAATAACAGATATGAGGAGGATGCATGCTTAGCAGAAGAAAAAGCATTTTTAAAAGATTATACCGTTCCATTTGTTCAATTAGATGCAAGTAAAACTATTTTGGTTTTCTCACATGAACACAACACTTTCGATAAGAAAAAATTATTAGAAAATATTAATCCAACGGTTGTTAAAGAGAGTAACAAAACTGTCGATTATTTTATCAAAGATAAGGGCCTAAAGGAATTCTATATGAATATTGACGAATCGTTAAAAACATACGAGCCAGGACTTCCTAGTATGAAGCCCGATGTGTTGATGCAAATGATAAAAATAGAAGAAGGTCGACGAAAACGCGCGGAAGAAATGTTACAGCAAGGGGATTGGCAGATTATCACCACAGATAGTTGCGGTAATAAAACACAGTTAAATAACAACCAAGTTGTAGAAATGATTAAAATGCAGCAACAAGAAATAGCCGAGTTGAAACAAAAAGAAATTAATCAAACCTTCAATGTTACTACAATTGATGGTGAAACTCATATGTTAACAATTAATAAATTAAAGGAATTAGTCATATCGCAAGGAGATCGCCTAATAAATGTAGAAAAAGAATTAACCGATAAAACTAGTCAATGTGAACAATTGGAACAAGAAAATAAGACACTAAAAGAATCATCATATTTATCGCAAAATAATGTAGATGCGTCGTCTGTAATTGATATAGACATCACTGTGGCGAACTGATAGATTACTAATAATAATATTTTTCACATAATATTATTATTCCTCCCCACCCCAGTATACACATTTGAAGGTGTAATCATTATACATTATTATTTACAGAATCATCATCATTCGCATCATTTGAATCATTTGAATCATTTGAATCATTTGAATCATTTGAAACTATACAAGAGTATTTATCCAAGTATCTAAACATACGACTAATATCTAGTTTACTTATTTCGTAATTTTCTAATAAAATGTAGATTTCGTCTTCTGATTTTTCATTTCGTAAATCGTTAAAAAACGCAAACAAGTCCTTTTGATCCATTCCTAGGGTAAAGCATAAATTTTGTATGAACAGATAATTATTGTATTCTGTACTGTATTTAGTCAATACTTTTGTAAATCGCACTTCCGGTGGGTTAAATTTTGGTTTTTTATTAAAATGTTCATGATATAATTTATTGTTATAGAATGTTTTGATAAGTGATGTCATCTCATTGAATTGCCATATTTGTTTTTGAAAAGTGATTCTGTCCATATAATCTGAAAAACACATATTCTCTAAAATAGTATTATAAAATGGAAATGATTCATTTTTTGGAAATTTATTCAACACGTCGATAATATTTTCGTGCCACAACAATCCAACAATCGTTCTGTCTGTTTCATTCATTATCTGATTATGACTGTTTAATTCTGCCTTGTTATTAATTAAATTTTGTGTGATTTTTTTACTATCCTCGTTATATGTTTTAGGCTGGAAAATATTCTGAATAATTTCATTTTGCAATAAAAAATTTTGTTTGTTGTAAATTGTCACAATCGATTCAAGTTTTCGCAAATCTCCTTGAATATATCCCAATAATTTCTCGGTCATTGCGGGGTTTAGATTTTCCATCAAAGTGTTTATTAATGCAGTAATTTGAATATTGGTCGGTGTTTTTAATTCATAACTATTACAAACCTTCAATAATTCCTTTATTTTTTTATCAATGTGATAATTACCAACACAAATTATAGGTATTAATGTAATTTCCTCCAACTTCTGCTTTTTTGTTTTTTTTGGTCGAATTAATTTAATGAGCGAGTTAATACCACCCTTATCTCCGTTATTCATTCCATCTATTTCATCCATAATAATGGCAAGTTTTTTTGTGCTTTTTTGCAGCATAGATAGTACATTTCGATCAGACATATTGTGCTTTGTAATCGTATCGATAATGACTTTATTTCGGATATCTCCTGCATCGTATTTAATAATGTCATAATTAAGATCAACTAACAATTTCTCTACAAAAGTAGTTTTTCCAGTACCTGGGTTACCATATATATATATACCTCGTTTACAAGATAAATTGTGCTTATTTGCCTCGAAATGGGTTAAAAAATCTGTTACATTTTTATATATATGTTCACGACCCAATATATTATTTATGTTTATCAGCTCCATATTATATTTTTACATATTTTGTTTTTATGTTTATTTCTATTATAGTTCTTATCACATCGCAAATCACATATATTTTTTCGACATTCTACACATTTGTATTGTATAGCGATATATTCCAACAATGAAATAAAATTTGAAAATACATTACTGTCAAAATAATATTTTTTTCGCGCATACCAATTAGTAATATTTTCATCACGAATGTATTTCATAAATAAATCACTCATATTTTTCTTTACAATATTGATGTAAAATCGCGACTTGTTTGCTATTACAATGTCATATTGGATCAAACGATAATGATATCTATCGAGTAACATTTTGTCTTGTATTGGTAGATACGATAATATCTTGCGAACTAAGTGTGTTTTTTGCGTCATTATTTTACACTTTGCAGGTAAATATGTGTATATTACACCTAACACATCGTTATTTAGTATCATTACTAAATGATGATATTTTATACATTGGCGAAGAGGTAATGCGCAGAAATATGAAATATGAAATATACATTTAATCAGATGTAGTGTCACATACATCGGGACTATTTGTGATGCCATCCCATGTCAAGTCACATCCCTTTGCCCATTTATATTTGCGACATTTGCCAGATGATCCTTGCCAATATTCACCCGAAAAATCCATTGTTTTAGAACAAGACGTGTTTCCTAAATTTTTACTATTATAACACGATTGGCTGGTTTTAATCGCATCTGGATTTTCTAAAGTAGTTTGTTTGTCAATCCAGTAGTCGGGACATTCAGACACTACTGGTGGAAACGCATCCGTATATTTATTCTGGTATAAGGCCGTTCCAATAAATATCATTAAAATAATAAACATTACAATGGCGATCATTAATACTATTTTTTGAAAGTTGTCAGTCATTATATAAATTAAATGAATATATTTTTTTCTACTCAAGTATATATATGAATTGCTCATCAACTAATGGAAGAATAGATATAATGACACCTAATAAAATGAATCAATTTGACTTGTATGATAAAATCCCTACTGATAGTGGCGCGACTACATTTCACGACGCCATGATTGGGAACTTTACTGAAAACAACTTATCTAGGGCTTTTTTCTGCAAAGAAAATATCCAGATCGTACAAAATGGTATCCGTGCAGGAGTTTATAAAATATCTAACAGCCAGTATGTTGTTGGAAATCAAAATTACGATACACTTAAAATTATCATGAGAAGCGTCTTTTTACAAAGCTCCACAAATTTACCAAATAACATTGCTCAACAAATACAATCCCTAAATAACTTGGTTATTGAATACTGTGTAAAACAAGTATTCAGTGAGGCACAATCATACATTACATACAAACAAGATGTCAGTACCATGTATACACCTATTGATAGGCCAACACAACCCGATTACAATAATAAAACACTCGAACTTAAACACTGGTTTTAATTTAGCAAAAAAATTATTCACTATACACCTAAATCTAAATATACATATTCTTCCAATCTATAATATTTATACTCTATTGTGGTAAATATTATTTCTTTTTGAGTTTGATTTTCATAACAGATGGAGTGTCCAAATATTTCTGCAGTTCACCCAATTCTTTCAACCACATTTCCTCAATCATCGTACCTTGAATTTCAATGAGATCCTTCGACTTGTTGTCGCGATCTTTGAGTAATCGTTCGGCATTTTCTTCAGATACACTATCCATCGTCATTTTCAAAAGATATTTGTAATCACTATCATTGTCTAGCACATCAAACTTTTTACTACTTAATAATGCTAGAATTTCATCTTTCTTTTTTCTGCGCAAATCAACCGTGCCATCTAATGTTTCTTGAATATATCTTGCCTTGTTTGATAATACTTTCAACTCTTTTTCAAGACTGTCAATCATATGATCCTTTCTTTTTTGATAATATTTCAATCTTACCGGATAGTATCCATCAATGATTTCCTTTTCACTATCAAATTTCATCAATTTTTCATCTTCGTTAAACAAGTGCATATTGTTCGCACTTAAACTTGCATACAACTTCAACATTTTTTCCAAATTGTTATATTTATTAGAACCATCCACATTTTCATCAATAGGTTCATTGAATGTTATTTCAACATCTACACTAGTATCTGTGCTCATATCGTTATAATCTTTAATAAATGCCTTACCCTTTTTATTTTTGTCTGCTTCCATTAGATTTTCAATGTGTTGCTTGAAATCATCCGTCCAATGACCGATTGGTAATTCAATAACTCTAATTTTTTTATCATTGATTTTCTCATATTTACCTTTGACGATATATTTGTTGTTCTCAATCTTATCACAAGAACCTGTAAATCCTTTATAACAAGGCATGAATTCAATATCATTCGTCAAATCATTTGTTAGTCTGGCTTGAATATAGTGAATCAATGTAGATGCGGAATAAGACAAAATGTCTGTACTGAATCCTGTCCCAATACCTTTACCACCATTTACTAGAATCATAGGAATAATAGGTACATAAAACATTGGCTCTACTGGAAATCCATCATCTTCTAAATATTCTAGAATGTCATCGTCCTCCTTTCTGAAAATATATCTCGTAACAGGATTTAGTTGAGTAAAGATGTATCTCTCACTAGCCGAATCTTTGCCTCCTTGCAGTCTCGTTCCAAATTGACCATTGGGCATCAACAAATTGATATTGTTACTTCCTACATAATCTTGAGCCATTCCTACAATAGCAGCATTCAAACTAGCTTCACCGTGATGATATCCAGATTGTTCCGAAACATATCCGGTAAACTGTGCTACTTTGATTTCACTTGAAAGATTTTTCTTAAATGCACTGTATAGAATCTTTCTCAAACTAATCTTAAGTCCATCCATTAGGTTTGGAATAGATCGCTCGCAGTCATATTTAGAGAAATGAATGAGCTCCTTGTTGATAAAATCGGTATAAGTTACCATATCACTATTCGTGTCTAGATAACTGTTGCGATCATAATTGGACAACCATGTTTTGCGTTCTTCAGATCGTTTTTTGTTAAAGATCATATCAACTACATTATCACTAGTAGATCCTTCGTGGTTAAAGTAAACAATCTTCTTGTTTGCAAAATATTCCTTAAATTCCTTTCCAGTGCTTGTACCAAGACCCTTGTAATATTTCACAATCCACCCTTTGGTATCAGTTTCCTCCTTCCATTTTTTATACTCACCGTCATTGTAGAACAACAATTCCTTTCCGCTTTTTTTTGCTTTTAAAATAGGCGTATTCATAAATCCAATGAAATTGTCAAGAGTGGATAGCGAGTTCCATTGATCTTGAAATAAATTCAATCCTAGACCCTTGATATGTGATCCATCTAGATCTTGGTCTGTCATAAATAACACCGAGTTATATCGAAGACTAGAACTGGCTGTATCTTTAGTATATTTCTTTCCAGATTCTAACCCCAGAATCTGCTTAATCTCGATAATTTCTTTGTTTTCACTAATGCGTTTCATTGTTTCACCGCGCGTATTGAATAGCTTACCCTTCATCGGATAAACACCAATCGTATTTCTATCCTCTTTTGATAAACCAGAAACAATACCTGCTTTCGCTGAATCTCCCTCGCACAGAATAAGGGTACACTTATTTGACTTGGTCGTTCCTGCAAAATTAGCGTCAATTAATTTTGGAATACCACGAATACTTTTGCTTTTCGTACCATCTGTTTTTTTTGCCGCCTTGTTATCTTTCACCTGTGTCAACGCACACGCGGCTTCCATCACACCCATTTTAGCAATTTTTTCGACAAAGTTATCACTAACGGTACACGACGACCCAAATTTGGTACTAGCGGTTCCCAATTCGTCTTTCGTCTGACTATTAAACGATGGATTTTCAATGTCACATCGCAGGAATATCATCAACTGCTCTTTAATTGTATTTGGTTTGACATCTACCTTTTTCTTTGTCTTTATGTATGCACATAATTTTCTGATAATTTGATTCATTATATATTCTACATGTTTACCTCCCTTTGAAGTGTATACACCATTCACAAAACTCACCTGTTGAAATTCGTCTTTAGGAGCCAAACAAATAGCATACTCCCATCGCTCATTTGCTGATTCGTATATGCGTTTTGTATCTGCCTTAGATCCTACATATAAGTCAATATATTGTTCAAGATTCTTACACGGGACCAGTTGACTGTTTAATTTTACTTTTACTGTTTTATCAGTTACAGCAGATACATCGTAAATGCGTTTTTTGAACAAAGCCATCATATCAGAAGATAATCCCTGTAGACCCAATCTCGTATAATCCGGCTTAAAGGATACGCGCGTATATGGCTTGTTTTTACACTTAGTAATTGATGGTTTGCAAATTTCTGTTAAATTGTTTTTAAATTCTTGCACATATTTTAGACCACGGACATGATCCACTGTTTCTACTTTTCCCCATGTTGACCAAATCAACACAAGTTTGAACCCGAATCCATTCTTTCCACCCACAATCTTTTCCTTTTTCTTTTCATCATAATTTGTAGACGTTCTCAAATGCCCAAATATCATTTCAGGAATCCAAATTTTATATTCAGGGTGTTCTGCAACATCAATACCATTTCCATCATTGTACATATGGATTGTTCCATCGTCATCAATAGTAATGTCAATGTTTGAAACGGGCAACGCATTAGAAACATTATCTTTTACTGCTTGCGATTGTCGGATTACATGATCACGACAATTTACGATACCTTCGTCGAATAGTTTATATAGTCCTGGAATATATTGAAATTCCTTTGACACAATCTGTCCATTTTCGAAAATATAATCGTCATGGTCAGTATTTTCAATAGAACCAATATAGGTGTCGGGTTTTTTTAAGATATGTTCCCGATCCGTTAATTTTTGATATTTAGCAAGTGACGATTGTGTAGCCATATTAATAGTATATTCATAATTATTAATTATTTAAATGGTTTCAATTTTTATTTTTTAAAGTGATAATATAACATATGTCTACATCTACTAAATTTACACTGATAGATGATACTACTCCAGCTCCTATAGATATAATAGGAACTCTGGATTCAAGCGATTTGACTAATAATGGTTTGAATGTGAATAATATAAAAACTGTACATATTGGAACAACTGTTACCAGTATTGGATTTTATGCATTCCAAGATGCGAAACAGTTAGAAACTGTAACATTTGCGGCAGATTCTCAATTGGAAACCATTGGAATAGGCGCGTTTAAAAATACGACAAGTTTGAAATCTATTATCATACCAACAACGGTTACCAGTATTGGATTTTATGCATTTGAAGAAAGTGGGTTGACCTCAGTAACATTTGAAGGAGATTCTCAATTGGAAACCATTGGAATAGGCGCGTTTAAAAATACGACAGAATTGACTTCTATTACCATTCCAACAAATGTTACCAGTATTGGATTTTATGCATTTGAAGAAAGTGGGTTGACCTCAGTAACATTTGAAGGAGATTCTCTATTGGAAACCATTGGAATAGGCGCGTTTAAAAAGGCTACAAGTTTGACATCGATTACCATTCCAACAAATGTTACCAGTATTGCAGATAGCGCGTTCCAAGAGTCGGGTTTGAAAAAGGTATATATGTCAGCAACCGTTCTCAATCGTCTTAACTTATCGTACGGAGATACTGATGATTTTTATGGTACACCTGCTACAATATTACCAGGTCCAGAACATACCGTATTTGTATTATCTTCGGGTCAGTCTCCTATATACATTGATATAGATGGGGAATTAAATATCTCGTCATATTCTGTAGAACCATCACTTATAACATCTGTAGAAATTGGCACGAATGTAACAATTATAAGAAGTTATACTTTTACTAGTGCAACCAACCTAATATCCATAACCATTCCAGCATCTGTTACAAGTATCGACTCTTATGCATTTTCTAAATTTAATGAAACAACCAATTTATCATCTGTAATATTTGAACAAGGATCTCAATTAACAAGTATAAATGTCTATACCTTTAGTGGTGCACCTAATCTAACCTCCATAACCATACCAGCAAGTGTTTCTAGTATAGGTAATCATGCATTTTCTGGTGCGACTAGTCTAACGTCCATAACCATTCCAAAAAATGTTACAACTATTGGAGGTGATGCATTTTCTGGTGCGACATCATTATCATCTATAATATTTGAAGAAGGGTCTCAATTAACAACTATATATAGTTACGCATTTAATGGTACAACTAGTTTAACATCCATAATCATACCAGCATCTGTTACTAGTATCGACAATTATGCATTTTCTAAATTTGATGAAACAACCAACTTATCATCTGTAATATTTGAACAAGGGTCTCAATTAACAAGCATAAATGGCTATACCTTTAGTGGTGCTACAAGTTTAACTGAGATTATCATACCAACAACGGTTAAAACAATTGGAGTAAATGCATTTGCAGAGACCAAAATAACAGAAATTATAATTCCAGATTCGGTAACTAGTATTGGAGATAATGCGTTCCAAGAGTCCGCTTTGAAAAAGGTGTATATGTCAACAACCGTTCTCAATCGTCTTAACCTATCTTATGGATATACTGATGATTTTTATGGTACACCTGCTACAATATTACCTGGACCAGCATTTGTCAAATTTATATTATCCTCGGGGCAGTCTCCTATATACATTGATGTAGGTAGTGAATTAACTATCCTGTCATATTATTATGAAATAGTAGAACCATCTCTTATAACATCTGTAGAAATTGGCACGAATGTAACATCTATAGGAACAAATGCGTTTTCTGGAGCGACAAATTTGACTACTGTAACATTTGAACAAGGATCTATGCTTTCAATTATTAAAGAGAAAGCTTTTCGTTATCTCAATGCACTAATTACTGTATCATTTCCTCAAGATTCAATATTAGAAAATATTGAAAACTATGCATTTGAACTATGTCAAAACCTAGAAAATATAACTATTCCAAACACAGTTACAACCATTGGTGACTCTATATTCTATTTAAATAGAAAACTAAAGTCTATTCATATACCAGCATCTGTTACCAGTATAGGTCGTGGCGGTATAGCTGGAATAACAATGTTAGATACAATTACAATAGATAGCAATAATCAGCAGTATTCATCAACCGATGATGTATTGTTTACTAGTGACAAAATTAACCTATTAACTTATCCAATGAACAAGCCTGGCAATAAATATGTTGTACCGAATAGTGTTACGAATTTAAGCGACTTATCTTTTCTAGGGGTTAAACAGTTGACTGAGATTAATCTACCTAATTCTATCAATAGTATCGGAAGTAATGCATTTTATAACGCGTTGTTATTGAAAAAGGTGTATATATATCAGGAAACTATTAATACTTTAAATGCAGCTAATCCAGAATTAAAGTTAGATTATGGACAATCTAGACAATTTTACGGAACTATTGTAGATTTAATAAACCCTGATAATAAATCATCACCATCAACACCTTCATCACCTTCAACACCTTCATCACCTCCATTTATTTCGAATAGGGTAGGACCGCGTCAAAGTTGCAACAGTAAATATAAATATTGTAACATAAATAAAAAAACAAATTTTTCTAGCGGTAATGTTACTAATCAATCTGCAACACAAGCAGAGCGATTTTCAACATTGATACGTGTTCAATCTAATATGAGAAACGCAAAACTAATATTTCAAGATGTATCGTTAAATGGCTATGGTCAAAAAGCAGGTGGTCCATATGGTTCTGGATCGTCTCCAAAAAATAGCTTTTAGATCGATACTATGGACGTAACACGCGAGTATTGTAAATAACCCATAAAGTGATTGTGTGTCTAGTTGTAGTTGTAGTTGTAGTTGTAGTTGTAGTTGTAGTTGTAGATGCGTAATTTACTACATTTAGAAGTTTTATTTTCTCAATAGTTTCTATAATGGTTAAAAGACATGACAAAAATCCCGATGGTATGTACCACATTGGAAATCAAAAATACCAAATATTAGAAGGTTCACGTGCTCAAGTATGGCATGGAACTGCCCACCAAACACCTGGTGGATTAAAGAAAGTAGACCTTAAAATGCACAAGGGAAGACTTGTTTCCAGAAAGAAAAGCGAGCTTGCCAAGACTCAAAAACACCTTGCTGGACATCTTCAACCTAAGGGAAGTGGTGTATTTGGAACTGTCACAAAAAAAGGAAAGAAAAAGGGTACCCGCAAGAGAAAAAGCTCTCGCAGAAAGTAAGTACATTGCGTTAGAATAAAATACATAAAATCATCTGGTTTTTACTGTATATCAGTATAAATCTAAATCTAAATCTAAATCTAAATCTAAATCTAAATCTAAATCTAAATCTAAATCTAAATAAACACTCGTAGTAGGAATGTTTATTTAGGAATTTGTTCGCAGTAAGTTATTGGAATTTTCAATATGTGATCTAATAAATACCGCTATGAGGCTGATAACTAAAATAATCAATGGAATGAAATGGACAATTAATATTTCCATAGGAATATACACCATAGATGCGTCCCATTTTTTATAATCAATAAATCGTTTTACCATATAATTATTTTCCAGTACATATCCTCTATTTTCATAATATTCACGAACACCAATGCCAGAAATAACAACAACACCATCCATGTCTTTCCACATAGCAATTCTTTCCGCGTGTTTTAATAGTTTCTTTCCAAATCCAGTGTGCTGAATGGCATTTTTTGAAAAGGTAGAATGTACTTTTTGCACACTTCCGTATACGTGTAGTTCTCGAATAAGTCCTTTGTTATTGAGTGTATCAAAATGGACAAGTTGTTCTTTATCAAACTTGTCAGGAATACGAAGTCGTAAAAACCCATAAATTGCCTTATTATCGTAAGACTCAAATGAAATAAAATACTCATAACCACGAGACGCTCTTATTTTTCTGACAAACATTCTTGCGTCGTCAGCATCGTACTCTGGGTGTCGCTCAATTTCACGAAAACGAATATCCATACTGTATAATTTATCCTCTGTAATCTTATTATTAATTACTTGACGCATGTTTCCACATTTAATTCCACCAGAAATATATGTGTCGGGTATATCACGAATCACGCGCGGTAGTCGTATCCAAGGTGGACACTGGGTCATACCATATTGTAATACTTTTGTAATCAGTTCCTTATCTTCACCGTAGGGTTTATATGTACCGTCTTTGTACCACTTTTCAATTCGTGTCCACGGAACTACTTCACAAGGGTAAATCTTGATTTGATCAGGTTGATATTTATCACTTTTATATATCTCATCAAACATCGCGATATCTTTTTCTGGGGTAGAATATGGTAAATCAGGCATCAAGTGAATATCTATTTTAAAACAATTGTTTTTACAAATTTCAATTGCCTTGACCACTTGTTCAATTGTATGACCGCGATTAATCTTCTTTAAAATATAGTTATCTACTTGTTGTACACCCAATTGGATTCTAGTAACACCCCATGCCAACAATGTTTCAACCCACGGTACACCATCTTCATCCAATTCCAAGATAGCATCAGGTCTCGTTTCAATACAGATTCCAATGATTCGACTCTTTGCCATTTTATTATATTTAATCTCGTCACTTAGAGTCAGCATTTCACGCTGGTCAACATCAAAATAGGTGTTCACAGTGTATATAAATTTTGTAAAGAATGTTTTGAGATATTGTTTGGGATATTCTGTAAATGTTCCACCCTCTAAAATAAATTCTATCTTATCACATTTATGACCACACGCAAGTAAAGAATCCATTCTATTTTTTGTTTGCAAATCAGGTTCGAACTTGTTTCTATTCGCGCGCTGAACCGCAGGTTCTTTTGAAAGGTAACTTCTGGGTTGAGGCACCCAATTATTACCTTCGTGTGCAGGTTCGTTTGGACAATAAAAGCAGTCATGCTTACAGCTAAATGTTTGACCATCTGGTGTAGGTGATGTTAGGATTGTAATTTGATTAATACCAGAAATATCGTTTGCAGGTTTTTTTATTAATAGTAAACATACCATTGTGTTCTCTTTAATGCGATTCTGCTTAATAAATTTTCGATAATAGTAGAGAAGCACTGATTTCTTCAGTTGAAGTTTGTGTGGTCGTAAATATGTCTGCATTTCTTTGGGTATTTTATTTCTAAGTAACAGAAGTATTTGCTTTTCTTTCAATGAATCTATGTTTTCTTTGTAAATGGTTTCGCACCAATTTATTAAATGGTTCAATAAATCAATTAATAAATTTTCATCGTGATTGAAGTCAATATGACTATTTTGTTCTTGAATAATGTCTTCCAAGTCATCTATCATTTTCGCGTTATATATGTGATTTTGTTAAACTATAATGTTAAACTATAGTGTAGTGGATAATACTCCAGATTCTATTATATTGTTCATTTCAATTTTCTTATTTAATATTGTCAAATGAGTTTACTTTAATGAAATTGTCTTCTACAATAAACAATTCAGATTCGTCTTTTATAAAATTCTCGAAATATCGCTTACTTACAGTAAATTTATTTTTACTACCACAGTAAAATTGATACAAGTCATTTATGGGCACTTCACTTAAATATGTATCAATATTGGCGGTCGACTTGTATTTTTTCAACGAAGTGAGAATATCTTGTTTTTTATTCCACGACGAGCATCTTGTATTTAATAAATATTTTTCATCTTCAATAAATGTATCTGGATAATAATGCTTTATTAAATCCATTATTTTCCTTTCACTTATATTGGTCTTGCAATGATATGAAAACAACCCACACAGCTCGTCCAGCTCTAGTTCCTCGCTACTGTTTTCGTCGCATAGTATATGGCCATTCCAAAAAGTGATGAATTTGCCTACTTTTGGTAAAAATTTACTAGTACAATCAGAAAAAATATCCTTTTCTACATCATATGTAAAATGACTAGATAACAATGTTTTCAGAGTAGATATGAAAAACACATTTGGTAACTGTTCATTATCTACATGTTGTTTCCATAAATATAACATATCTTTCCACGAAATAGAGCAGTCACTGCTATGTTCGATATTTTTTTCACAAAACTGGTTAATAATCATTGCTTCATCGTTATTTTTTAAATACAACGAATAAGTTCGTAATGTTTCATCTTTACAATGCTCTTGAAGAAAAATGTCAGCAGAATCGTATCGGTTTGAATAATACGCAGCCACGCAGAATATATCCATTCCATGTCCATATTTAAAATCATTTGCCCAACTGTCTATATTAATTGTTTCTTGTATATCCATAATCCTACAATCTGTAAATTTATGATCATAATACTTGAATTTAAATATATTTGTAAAATTCTGACTACCAAACAACATACAGGCCAAATTACTCAATTCTTTCACCCATTGTTTTGATTTGGGATTTATAAAATATAATAGATTGGGTTTTTTTAATAATATGTCTCCTAGAACTGTAAGAAAATATTTCACTTTTTCTCGACTATTAAACACCATTGGGTATAGCTTATTTATTACACATTGAATAGTTTCTGACTCTGGAATACAGGAAAATATGTCACGCTTTTTTATCTTCTTCAGTAATGTTATTTTTAATTTATGCTTCCAGTCCATTAATATTTTATTCGAACTAATGTTTGTTAAGATTGCGTGTTGCACGTCGTCTTCTTTTATAGAAGAAAATTTGTTGTCTTTATATTCGAAAAAAAGTTCTGATGTAGTGTGGTAGAAAAACTGATGACTATGTAGAAACTTGTTGATAAACACTTCTGACTCAGATACTAATTTATTCTTCCTATTTTCCCTATAAATAATTGTGTCATTTGTGTTTTTCAAAGTTTCTGGTAGTTGTTCGATTGTATCCACCAATTTTTGAAATATGACCTCGTTTTCTTTGTATTCGTCGTACAGATGACTTATCACATCTGTTAGCTTTTTTTCATCCATTGTATATCATATAAAAAATTGTTTAAATAGTATATATAAATATTATTTTACACGTGTAACAATTCCTTGTATTTAGTTGATATTTTGAACAATGTGTATCGAGTCAATGTTTATGACTATGGAATGATTTTTTAGCAGCGTCATTTTTAATTTTCCGACATTTTTTTTCTTTAACTGGTCAGATAAATGTTCTACTGATTTTATTTTCATAGTATCAATAGAATACTTGTGACTTATTTTTCGCAGTATTATTTTTAATACATAACTTTCTTGTAATATCGTTTCATTAGGGATACTGATGATGCCTTCGTGTGGAGAGTAAGATACTTTCGTCATCACAACATCTATGATATATTTTTGTAATATGTTATTGATATCGTCACTCTCTTTTCCTAGTTTTAGTAAACTAGACTTGTAATTAGTTGTGTAACAGTCATCACATTGTGGAAATATATTTCTCCTCATTTTACCTCTACAACTCCAATCTGGTGTAGTATCTAAGAAATATGGGGTGTGTAAATTATCTGCTATTTCTAAAATATCCTCTTTGTAATAGTCCAACATTGGTCGATATACATTTACACCCAATACCGTATTTTTCTTTGTGATCACTGTTAAGTCCGTGATCTCTCTAGAACCACGCATTATATTATTGAATATATTCTCACAAATATCATCTTTATGATGAGCTAAGAACACTCCACTACACTCATATTTATCGCACATTTCTTTGTAATAATCATATCTCAATTGTCGCGTGTCTTTTTCATATGTATTTCGCTTTGTATCACATCTTTTAAAATCTATATCGATATATTCGAGTTCTACACTTTTTATTTTACAATATTCTACAAGAAACTGCCTCTCGTCACTACTTTCTGGTCTATTGTTGTAATTCAAATGACAACAATAAATTTCCAATTCGACCATATCTTCTAATTTCATTGCTATTAAAATATCCAATAACACCATCGAATCTACACCACCACTCAATGAAACAATCACTTTACTCATTTCATTTATTTTTATAAATTCTAATACGGTGGTATAGAGTGAATGTTCAGTCAAATTATTACTCAGTTTATTATTCGTATCTTTATCCGGTAGTTGGTGCTCTAAAATATCAGCATACTTTGAATACAATTCTTCCATGCTTTATTATCTTGGTGCAACAACAATAATACTTACTATTAATCATCGATAATCATCAACATATCATATCAATTTTATTCTTTGCACAATATAATAGAATGTCAAAATCACTAAAAAAAACAGTTCCTAAACGGTATATACCTTCTACATTATCTATGCGGGACAGATCTAAACAGAGAGAAATGTTGAAAAAATCTAGAAAACAATATACACCTTCGGACATTTAAGTTCGCACAAAATATAATAAACAGGTATAAATATTTGTTTATTATATAGAGTATCATAATGGATAAAGAATTACAAAAAAACA